CGCCAGATGGCAAGCCTGCCTGATTGGGCTAAAAGACTTTGGGAGCCATTTCGCTACAAAGTCATGCGCGGAGGCAGGGGAAGCGGTAAGAGCCGCTCTGCTGCTGCTGTGCTGTTATTGCAGGCTGCGGCAAGCCCTCATAGGGTTCTGTGTGCGCGTGAGATTCAGAAGTCCATAAAGGACTCTGTAAAGCGCCTGCTGGATGACGAGATTAAGCGCCTAGGGTTGAATGACTTTTACGAGTCAGTGGAAAACGAGATACGCGGCAAGAATGGTTCGCTGTTCATTTTTGCTGGCCTGCGTGGTAACTCTGCCTCGATTAAGTCTATGGAGGGAATAACCCGTTGTTGGGTTGAGGAAGCGCAGACTATCAGCCGCGCATCATTGGATGACCTGATACCAACGATCCGCACGCCGGGCAGCGAGATATGGTTTACCTATAACCCGCGATTCGACACAGACCCGATTGACGCGATGTTTAAGGCGGATGAATTACCGCCAAACACTCTGCTGCTGCACGTTAACTGGCAAGACAACTACTGGTTTCCAGATGTGTTGCGTCAGGAAATGGAGTACGACAAACGCAAGGATGTTGATAAGTACCTGCACATTTGGGAAGGCCAGTACCAAACCAGCAGCGAAGCACGGGTATTCAAGAATTGGACTGTAGAAGAGTTCGAACGTCCGGCAGGTACGGTGCATCGACTTGGCGCAGATTGGGGCTTTAGCGTTGATCCTAGTGTCTTGGTGCGCTGCGACATTGAAGGCAATCGCCTGTATGTTGATTACGAGGCTTGGATGGTTGGCTGTGAGATTGTCAACCTGCCAGAGTTGTTTATGGGTGTGCCAGAGGCTGAGAAGTGGATTATCACGGCAGACAGCGCACGCCCTGAGACGATTAGCCACATGCAGCGCAACGGCTTCCCAAAGATTCGCGCAGCTATCAAGGGCGCTAAGAGTCTGGAAGAGGGCGTAGAGTTCTTGAAGTCGTTCGACATTGTGGTTCACCCACGCTGCAAACACTTGATAGATGAATTAACGCTGTACAGCTACAAGCTAGACCCGTTGACAGGCTCTGTTTTGCCGATCCTTGAGGACAAAGACAACCACGTTATCGACGCCTTACGGTACGCCTGCGAAGGTGCGCGCAGGGCAATCGCTACTAAGCGTGTAGCCAAGCCCATCGATAAGCCAAAGTATTCACACAGCCATTCACAGAGTTGGATGAGCTAACCCAATTTATTAACGTCGAGATGACGCTGTAAAACCTAATGACCGACAAAAAAGCCATTGTTATCGAAGCTAAGAAGCGATTTGAGAAGGCTAGGGATTACTACGCCTCCGCTCGCAAGCTGGCTATCGCTGACACTAAGTTTGTCATGGGCGATAGTGATAACGGCTGGCAGTGGCCCGAGGAACAATCTAAAGATCGTCAGAACAGCAAGCGCGTTTGCCTTACTGTGAACATGACGGCGCAGCACTGTAACCAGATCATCAACCAGATTCGCCAGAACCGCCCAGCGGTGAAGGTAAGCCCGGCAGATGATGGTGGCGACAAAGACACGGCAGAGATTCTTGGCGGCTTGATTCGTAACATCCAAGTAGCTAGCGCAGCAGACGAAGCGCACGACACTGCCGCAGAACACGCTGTATATGGTGGTGAAGGCTATTGGCGCATTCTCACAGAGTACGAGAACGAAACCAGCTTTAATCAGGTTATTCGCATTAAGGCGTGTCCTAACCCGAATCTGGTTTACATCGACCACAACGCACTTGCACAAGATAAGAGCGATGCGGAATGGGGCTTCGTGTTTGAAAGCATCTCAAAAGAGCAATTCAAACGCGAGTATCCAGACATTGACCCATCTTCATGGGGTCAGCATGATGGCATTTGGCACAGCGACGAAACATACCAACGCGCAGAGTATTTCTACTGTGAGTATGTAGACGACTTCGCCTGCTTCCTGCAAGACGGACAAACGGCACTTAAATCTGAGTTGCAGCCCGAAGAGGTTGCAATGGTCGTTAAAGAACGGCCAACGAAGGTTAAAAAGTGGAAGTGGTGCAAGCTGGTCGGCGGTCATGACGTTCCAGTAGACGAACAGGAATGGAAGGGCGCATACCTGCCCATCATTTCAGTTGTCGGTAAGGAATTGAACGTTAATGGTGAGATGGTGCGCAAGGGCATCGTCCGTGACTTGAAAGACCCTGCACGCATGGTGAACTATGCGTACTCTGAGACTGTTCAGACGCTGGCACTGCAAAACAAGTACCCCTACATGGCGTCAGCAGAGGCTATAGAAGGCCATGAGGACGTATGGAACGCTGCCAACACTGAGACACGCGCTTACCTGCCGTTTAACGCCTACGACGCTACAGGCAACCCACTGCCACGACCAGAGCGGCAAATGCCAGCAGTCATGCCAGCTGCACAGGTTCAGTTATTGCAGTTGTCCACTGAGCAAATGCGCGCGGCTTCTGGTCAACAGAACAGCAACTTCGGTATTCGCTCTGAGGCATCGAGCGGTGTAGGTATCCAGCGATTGAAGGCACAAGGCGAGATTGCCACATTCCATTTCCCTGACAACTTGGCACGCGCACTGCGCTATGAGGCAAAGGTACTGATTGACCTGATTCGCAAGTATTACGACAGCAAGCGCGTCGTTCGCATCTTGGGATTGGATGGCAAAGAGGAAAGCGCCACGCTCGATCCACGCCTAGACGGTGCTTATGTTGAGCAAGAGGACGAAACAGCAGAGATTAACAAGATATTCAACCCGCTAGTGGGTGAATACGACGTTGTTATTGACACTGGCCCAAGCTACCAGACACAGCGCCAAGAGGCTTATGCGAACCTGACCGAGTTGGCAAGCCGTAGCCCACAACTGATGCAGGTAGCTGGCGATTTGGTCATGCGCTCCGCTGACTTCCCGATGGCCGAACAACTTGCCGAACGGTTAGAAAAGACATTACCGCCTGAGTTGCGCGACCAAAAGAAGGGCGATGAAGGCCAAGTACCAACAGAAGTGCAGCAGCACATGCAGCAAATGGATCAACAGATTCAGCAGCTTGGGCAGGCACTGGAAGCCGCAGCAACGCACGCAGAGCAGTTAGAAGCAGAGCAAGCGCAGAAAGACTTGAACGCGCAGATGAAGCTGCAAGCAGAGCAAGCCAAGCGCATGAGCGTAGAGATCGAGCTAGACCGCACCAAAGCGTTGGGCGACATTAAAGACGCGCAGCAAGAGCTAATGGCGCAAGGAACGCAGCAAGAGCAAAAGCAGGCACAAAAGCAGTCTACGCAGTCGCCTACTGTGATTGTTGACTCTCAAGGCAGCATTGCGCAGACATTGGCCCCGATGATGCAAGACTTCATCGGCACATTGGCTGAATCTGTGAACAACACAGGCAACGCGGTTGCAGTGCTGGCAGAGGGTCAGCAGGCAATGATTCAGCAAATGGCTAGTGATTCGGCAGTTACTCAAGCCATGTTGTCAGAGGTTGCACGTCCAAAGCAGTCAAGCGTTCGCATTGTCAAACAGTCTGACGGGTCATTTGTTGGTGAAAAGGTTGAAATCTGATAGCAACCTATAACAAATTCCTCCCTGCTACAGAGCAGATGAACGAGGGCATGAACGCTGGCAGTGATTCGTGGAAGGTTGTTCTTGCTACTAACTTGGCAAACACAGACACCACGATTACCGCAGAGGTATCTAACGGAAATGGCTACACCACAGGTGGCAACACAGCAGCAACGACAAGCGCCACCACAACGGCAGGCGTGTTTAAGCTGATTCTTGCAAGCCCTGCTGCGTGGACTGCTACGGGTGCGGGGTTCTCATTCAGATACGCCATTCTGTACAACAGCACGACTAGCACGCCTGTTGGTTATTGGGACTATGGAAGCTCTCAGGCTGTAGCGGCTGGTGAGACTGTGACGGTAACGCTTGACGCTGTGAATGGCGTCTACACGGTGCAGTAATGGCAACCGCACAAGGCACAGTAGTTTTTGACTTTGGCGCAGCGCCGGGGACTAACGTTGTATCGACTGTTGTTGCCTCCGCGACTATCAGCGCAGGCTCAAAGGTAGAGATTTACCTGATGGGCACAGACAGCACGGCAACACACAACACAACAGAGCACCAGCTATTGCCACTAGGCGGGTTGTCGCTGCAAGTCATATCAGTTTCGGCAGGCGTTGGCTTCACAGCGCAAGCAGCATCACCACTCCGTTTATCGGGGACGTTTCAGGCGCGTTACGTCTGGGCAGATTGAGGATAAATCATGGCAGGCTTTCGTATTGAAGGTAATACATCGGGCAACGTTGCAGAAGTCAACGCATCAGGTCAGTTCAAAGTCATTCCTGAGACTGACGCAGCGACAAACCCCGGCAACGTTGGAACAATCCGCGTATTTGGTGAGAACGATGGTGGCGCACTGACTGGTGACGTTCTGCTGCGCTCTCCCGAGGTCGATGTTGACTACCGTCAGCGTGTGTCGCAAGACATTATCTTTGATGACCACATCTTCAACACCACGGCGCAGGACACTGGTAAGCACAACTACCTGAACACCACGATGACCAATACGTGGACGGCGGGGCAGTTGACCACCAACGGCTCCAGCATCACCACGACCACTACCGGCACGGTGTTGGCCACTTACGCGCAGTTCCCAATCCAAGGCACGACCACTGTTTCTGCTGATACTGAAATCGGATTCAGCGCACAACCGCAGACAAACACCTTTATCGAGTTTGGTATCGGTACCCCCGGTGCTCAGACAGCAGCACCTTCGGATGGTGTGTTTTTCCGCCTGAATTCGTCAGGGTTGCAAGGTATTGCGTCATTCAACGGGGCAGAGGCATCTACCGGGTTGTTTCCATTGGCAGACGGGACAGGGACATGGGCTTACACCAACGCCAAGCGCTACCAGTTTATTGCCTACGTCACAGCGGTGGAAGCGCAGTTTTGGGTGAATGACGGTACAGGCGCTAACTGCCTTGGCACGATCCCACTGCCTGCTGGTCAGTCTCGCATGTGCATGTCCTCATACGGGGCGTACTTCCTGAAACATCGTATTGTTGGTGGTGCTGCAGGCGGCATCATCCAAGCCACTATGGGCGCGTACAACGTGCGCGTTGGTGGTACTAACATGCTGGTTTTGCCGTCAACAGGCGGTAATCGCATTCAAGGTTCGTATCAGGGTGGTTCTGGCGGCACGATGGGCAGTTTGGCGCGATTCGGCACGATCACCACAGGCAACGAGGCCAATGTCACAGCAGCAGTACCAACGACCACCACAGCGGCACTAGGTTCTGGTCTAGGTGGTACGTTCTGGGAGACTGTATCGCTTGCAGTCAACACGGACGGCATCATCATGTCGTACCAAGTGCCTGCTGGTACTGTGAACGTCCCCGGACGCAGACTGGTGATTCGTGGCATGTTCCTGAACAGCTATGTTCAGACCGTCATCGTTGGTGGCCCCTACATCGCTGAATGGTTCTTGGCTTTTGGTCATACAGCGGTATCTCTGGCAACCACTGAGGCCGCTACAACCAAAGCCCCGCGTCGTATTGCACTGCCGTTCAACCAACTGGTGACAGCAGCACAAGCGGTTTCTACTTTGGTAAGCCAGCCCGTTGGGTTTGTGGACTTTGGCGATGCACCTGTCTACGTCAACCCCGGCGAATTTATCCAGCTTTGCACGCGCCATATTGGTACGGTTGGCACATCTGGCACTGTGGTGCATCGCGTTACGCCTGTCTTCGGCTGGGAATAAGTAAGTGTCGTTACTACTTGCGCTCACTGCGCCGGTAGGTTATGAGATAACCGCCGATGCTGGTAGCTACTCTGTAACAGGGGTTGCTGCTGGTGTTGCGGTTGGCAAGGTACTACAGGCAAGCGCAGGAGCGTATTTAGTCTCAGGCGTAGCTGCAGGGATTGCAAAGACTAAGGTAATCGAGGCTGGCGCTGGTGCTTATGTCTACACAGGTAGCCAAGCAACTATTGCACGCACTGGTGGCGCATCGTCGAATAGCGGTGGGTTCTTTGAGTACCCAATGCGGCGCAGGCCGATTGAAGTATTCGAAGAGCTAGAGGCATCTGAGCCAGTAGTTGCACAAGAGATCGAGCAGCTAGCAAAGTCTGACAAAAAGACGCTAACCAATGAGCAGATGCAAGCGCATCTAGCTAGCGTTGGGCTTGCCTACAAGCAGGCATACACAGAGATTTATTTAGGTCTTATCGAAGAGATAAGGCAAGAGCAAGAGACGGAAGCAATAGCAACCTGCATGGCTGCAATGCTTTAGGAATAGGAGATTAAACATGGCATCACTCGTATCAGCACTAGAAACAGAGTTCACACCAGCAGTAGGTGATTTCATCATCTCCGTGACTGGTGGCCCTGCGACATTGCTGCGCAAAAACTCTAGCGGTACAGCGTTTGCAGTTGTCGAATCTGGCATCACTGGCGCAAAGGTGTGCAGCAACCCTATCACGGGCGCTGTGTACAAGTTTCAATCGCCAGTAGCTGCAACTGTTCAAGCGGATCAGTAATATGCAATTACGCAGCCCACTACTGAGCCCATTGCAGATTGCGTTGCGAGGTGCATTCGCGTATGGCGGCGCATCAACAAAAAAATTCTTTCTCAATATCTCAAACGCCAGTGTAGGAAATATCACTGATGCACAGGGCGTTTGCACGATAACGGATGTAGGAAACCTGAATCCGGTTATCTCTGTAAATCGGTCATCTGGCGTTGCTCCTTTTGCGGTGACGTTTGATGCGTCAGATACGCAAGTAGACCCTGCGATTACAAGCCTGCCGTTCCACGATCTTTACTACGCTTGGGACTTTGGAGACGAGGTTGGGGCGAAATGGGCATATGGGCGTGCGGCTGGGACACTCAGCAAGAACTTGGCATACGGCCCGACGGCAGCGCACGTATTTGAAACCAGCGGCACCAAGACAGTTACGCTGTGGGTGTACTACCTAAAGTCTGACGGATCACTTGTTGCTGACGGCAAAACCACGACGATCACAGTAACGGATGCCGATACAGTGTTTGCTGGCAAAACGTTTGTTTGCTCCACCGGAACAGACTTCACAGGTGCCCCCGCTGGTACTCAAATCCCGAACGC